ATAAATGCTTTTTACCCTGAGCAAATGCTTTTTCTTTATGTTCTTTACCGTCCATAGTGTATTTATTACACCTCTGTGCCGTATTCAGTTCTACAATAATATTCCCATGTTTTTAATTCATTGCCTCTTTCGTCAACACCATGTAATTCAAACAAACCTTTAGTTAACTCCACTTTGTTTTCAAAGACATATTGTCTACACTCAAATATTGAATCAAATGTCATTGTTCTCCAATCTGTCTCATAAGGAACTGGATTATTACTATACCATAGCATTGCTGTGATTATCACTACATAATTCATTTTTGCCAACCTTTCATGACATCATCAGAAAAGTTATTGTATGAGAATTCTAATCTATCTACAAACTTAACAGCTTCACCTTTTTTAGAATTGATAGCAACAAAACCTTCTGGGTTAGTCACCTTAAATCCTTTGCTTGTTTTAATAAATTGTTTCTGCTTATCTAATGATACTAGTTTTTTTATTATTAAGACTTTTGCTTGTGTGATGTAATCAACAAATTGAAATGCTTTCTTTAATATATCAGCATTTTTACCTAACTCACTACGTAGTTGGCTTTTTGCAGCCATTTTAGTTTCTTTTGCTGCATCTGTTTTTACTTTACTTACCACCTTGTCTTGATAATATGAATCTACATACTCAATATAATCTTTTACTGGATTCTTTTGAGCCATTGGCAATTTGCCTTTTCTAATATTAGAATTGATATAAGTTTTTATGCCTGCACCTACAGCAGTAGATGGTATCATATCCATAATTGCTTTTAATTTATCAAAGCCACCAATTAAGTTTTGTGCTTGTGCTAATAAACTTTCTACTTGTGTTTTTTCTGATTCAGTAAATGCTACATTTGCACCTTTAAAAAATGCATCATCCATAAACACTGAACGTGTAGATTTTAGTTTCTTTACATTTACACCAAATCTAGCTTTATACTTTTGTAAGTCACCTCTACCAGAGTATGTGGTATGCCACACTACACCAATATCTGCATTTCTAATATTCTTACCAGCTTCACTCTCTACATCCCAGGCATAGACTATGGTATTAGGATGTACTGTAATATATCTCTTACCATCAATTGTTTCATACTTTTGTTCACCTTTTGTAAATAGTAAATCACCTTGTATGACTACACCTTTTGGTATGTTTAATTTTTGGAATTCTTTATGTGCTATAGCTAACTTAGCACCAGTTGCAAACTGACTTTTATCTTGTGGACCTTTGTAAGTAAGTGGTGTTTTATTGAATACACCTTTTGTTGATACAAAAAACTTACCATCAGCTGGGTCTACACCTGCAAATATCGCTGGTGCACCGTCCCATTTTAATGTAAGTTTAGTTTCGCCTGTACCTAGACCATTAACAATGTTTCTACATGACTCGATAGCTGCTTTTGCACCTGTATCTCCTCTTTCAAATAAGTCTTCATCAACATGAGTGAGATGTAAATTTTTGCCACTATCAGCTGCCTCATTCAAAAACTCTCTAACCGAATTCATGTCCTGCTACTCTTTTCATTTGCTTCTTAAACTCTTCAAAATCAGGTTTCTCTTTATAAAGCTTAATACTAATTTCATCGCGTTCTTTACCTTTTATACGCCAATTGTAGCCATCTTTCTTGTGTTCTGGGTCAGTAGTTTTTACAACACGTCTTTTAAAGCCATCTTCCCATTTTTCAGTTTTTTCACGTATGGCCTTGTTCATTCTTTCCATCATGCTTTCTTCTTTTTTGTTTTTGTTTATCCAAGCTTGATATACTTTATGTGCTTGACCCAAGTCACTTTTCTTTTCTGGGTCTTTAGCTCTACGTGCTGCTACTTTAGCCCTCTGAGACATTGCAATTGCAGCTTGCATTTTGTGTGCATGAGTCTTACCTGACCCTTCAATCTTATTAATAGATGATTTAGCTTTAGCTGAATCGGTAAAACCCAAACCATGAATTGTACCCTTAGGATTCTCATCCGTATATAAGTCACTGTGCTTATCACTACCAGCTTTTTGACCAGGCTTTCTTGGAATTCTTTTTGCATCTTCTTTAAATGTACCAAAACTTATTAGCTCCCTATTTGATATGATTTCAAAGTATGTTTTAGATTCTCTATCATTAATTTTGTTATAGTTTTTTAACTCTACTTCAGACATAGTAGGTCTATATGTAAACACTTTATCTTTAGGATTAAGCATGATTTGACCTGTAGTTCTCATCACACCTTTACCTTTGTTTATACGTATTGGATTTAATTGTGGATTACTTTTTGGTGCTACACCTAAAGCATTTAATAATGACTGTGGGTCTTTTGCTTTCTTAACTTCAGCAGTTGCTATTTTTAGTCTACTTTCAGATGATACTCTATCTGGCTTTTGGTCTGGGTCAGACATTTTGTAGCCAGTCCACGGTAGTTCAATACCATGATTAGTTCTTACACATATATCTTTTGGCTGAATTTTCTTTACAATGCTGTGATATTTTTGGTCTGGCTTCTCATAATTAGTATAAGCTGCTTCTATAAGATAACATACCTTACCATCAGTAATTAGTGTATTGCCTGGGATTTGTGATTGTAATAGACTTTTGACTGCTGCATCTACAGTCTTTTGATATAATGCTCTTCTAATTCTTTGTCCATCTGGAGATGTCCAGTTCTGAGAATCAGATGCTCTGCTACCACCTTCTTTCTCATCTTTTTTTACCATCACAGATGCTGATACTATAGCAACACCATGTTCATTTAGGCCTTCACTATAACCAGTTGTAGTATCTCTTAGGAATAATCTTTCTACACCTGCTCTTTGTGACTGAACAAGCTTAACTTCAGTAGGATAGTTTCTATCTCTGTTCTTTACTAATATCCAACCTGTATCTTTAAAATGCTTTGCAGCTACAACACACATTTACTCACCGTTTAAACGTGAGTTAACCTTGTCCCAATCTATAATTTCAAATACTGACTCTATAAATGCTGCTCTGTCATGACCATAAGTATATGCATAAGCATGTTCCCAACAATCAATAATCATCGCAACATTATCTACTATTCTGTAATTTGGAATAATATTTACATACCCTTGCATGTTCATAAATACCCAACCAGAACCTTGTAGCCTAGAAGCTTGTTCTTGAACTTGCTTCTTAAAGTTAGCATAGTTGCCGTAACGCTGACTAATAATATGCTCGGCTTTTCCTATTGGTACGTTGCTATCTCTACGTTCCCTTAAGTTATCGAAGTACAATCCATGAAGATGTGCTCCGGCCTTATTAAATGCAAAATCACCAACACCATTATTAAAGTCATCCACTAGACCACGGTATATCTTATTATAATGTACGTCAAAACCAACTTCGTTAATTGCTGGTTTCAATTGGCCTATATCGTGACCAAATTTCACGCATTCTAATGGTTGCATAATCTACCCTTGTATCGCTTTAGCTTTTTCCGTTAGCTCTTTTGCTAAACTATTTAATCCTTTTGCTTCCTCTTTTAGAGCTTTGACTTGTGCCAAAAGGTCCTCTTTTTGTTCTTCTGGTGTAGGTTCAGGGATATCTTCTGCAATCAAACCCATATCAGGATATGCTGCATTTACTACGTCTATTGTGATATCAGCTATTTCAGATAGATTACCATCTTTAGCTAAACAAATCATTTCAGCTTCTTTTAAATCTATAGCTTGAAGCATTTCAATAAACAAGTTTTCCCTTTTTAAGTCAGGTAAAGATTTACCCTGTGCAGAATCTACAAAACTAGGAAATAGTTTTAGGTAAGACCACAAGTTTTGTGGTGAGTCACCGTCTTTTTCTTCTTTATCAAATGGTGGTTCACCTTCGGGTAGTAATGATTTGATAGACTTATCAAAGTTCCATCTCAATATATATTGTAATGGTGTGTGATTACTGTACTTTGTACGGATTAAGTCTACTTTTCTTTGTTTAGTAGTACAAGCATCTAATTCTCCAAGAATTTCAAACACTTGCATGTCTTGTGGTTTTGTCATAATATAGTTCCTTATAAATTTTTTCTTATAGTATCATATACTTTTTTAGCATTTCTTTGTAGCGGTCTTGGGAGACCTTTTTTAAAAGAATCAAAGTCATCATCTGATGCTGCCTGCCTCATCTTACTAGCTGACATACCAGCAACGCCTTCATCATCTGGGTCTCTTTCCCCCGCGCTTGTTATAGTTATACTATCAAAGTCATATTCTTTTCCATTATATTTATTCAAAAGTGACTCAAATTCAGATACTCTATCAGAACCTACCACCATATTAACACTATCAAAGCGTTTTTCTAGGTCTTTCATTAAATCAAATATATTGCGGCCTTTGTGGTCTTGCACAATATTACCAAATGCTGATTTAGCATATTTGAGTTTGTCTCTGTATAATAGTGGATTTTTCTTTTTGTCTGAAGTCTTAGACAAAAATACGTAAGGTGTACCTTTTACGATTTTACTCACCTTACGTACTTTGTTAACCAGTTTTTCATGACCTACAGTAGGTGGATTCATCCGGCCGAATGTAAACACCGCTGTTTTCATATTAAACTACCTATATCTTAAATTTAGCTGCTGGTGCATCTACTACTGTTCCAGCAAATTCGATATCTTGACCTTTATGCTGTTTGTTTGAAGTAGTATATTTCCAAGCTGCTGTACCGTCAAAGCCAGCCCAGTTTCCTGATACCGGACGAATCTGAATATCATTATTACCGTCTGTTTTACCAGTCACATAGCCTTCATAATAAACTCCACCACCTTGTACTGCTACGACATAGTCTCCTATGCCACAATCAGAATCTCTAGTTGAGAAGCTTAATGTGTATATACCATTTTCAACTTGAACATCAGTAGAAGTTCCAAGGTCTGTACCAAATACGCCCTCTCCATCAGAATCTGCAATAGATGTAGTTCCCTTTGTTGAGTCGCCTTTCATGTACCAACCTGGCAGCGCTTCCAAGATTTCTAATGATTTGACTGTTCCTTTGTTTCCATCAGAATCAGAAGTTGCTACAGTATTTGGGCTTGCTTTTCTTGAAGTGACTGCGTGTGTGACTCCAAAACCGCCGACTGTAGCTAACGTATTATCGTCAGAATCAGTAGTCCCCGTGGTAGTCGTATCAACAGAGCCCACATACTGCAGAGATGTCTCTGAGTCTGAACCTCTAAATACGAATGGTTTTCTATAACCTTTATATGCCATTTGGAGTCTCCTTAAATATTAATGTTAATTGTCGACAGTCTATTTATTAATATCGAATCTCAAAATCGTCTAAAGATTCAAGGAGCAACTTCATTTTGTGCTTCATAAGGTAGTTCATCCACAATTGGATATTGCCTTTTGGTTCTTCATTGAACTGCTGTTGTATCTGAGATGTGTACTCTGGTGGTGTCATTTGCAAATCAATAAGGTCTTTATTACGTAACCAGTTCTTTTGTATACGTGTTGGCCAAGTATTTGGGTCTTCTTGTAGCATTTTTAGCTGTTTCTGTGTGACTGGTGTTTGCCTTGCACCTTCAGTAATAAGTACTTCATCATCTGATAGTATATTAGGTACACCATCACCAGTATCACCCTTGACAATCTTCATCCATAATTCTTCTTCAGCATCTTTACACTTAATCCATTTCTTTTGGATATTAGAATATTGTACCACATTTTCATAGCATTGAAGCTGTTTAAAATCATTATCTGGTGATACAATTAACATATGCTCATCAGTATCATGTTGATTGTGAACAATCCAACCAATGGCATCATCTGCTTCACATCCATCTACAAATATGCACCTATACGGACTGAGTTCTATGATATCTTCTCTTACCTGGTTGACCATATTGAAGATACCATTCCAATCGTGCATGCTATTATCACGATTTTTACGTCTATTTGCTTTATATGGTGCAAATTTTTGTCTACGCCATGAATTACCAGCATCAAAACATACAATAGTTTCTCCATACTTATCTCTGTAATCAACATTATACTTACGTATAATATTCAACATTGTATGTCTAATTAAGTCTTTATCTTCGTCATAATCATCAATACGTGGAAATATTGACGACATTGCAATACTACTGAAATCTAATAGAATCATATTATCTCCTTTGCTGTTATTATTATACTAATTCCAGTGTCGAATTATACCAGCTATAATAAAGAAACATGTAATAATCTCTAATACACTTTTAAAGTGCATGTTAGTTCCAATCAATATTTAACGATGGTTGTGGAGTTGATGGTTGTTTTCCTGCTGTATTCTGAGCTTCTATGTGAGTAGGTTGGTCTTTAATATCAGTGACTTTCATGTGTTCATAATCGACACCCAGCAGCCAGTTTCGTCTGTCCGCTGGGTCACCATATCGATTTTTAAGTTGACTAAACCTGATTAAGTTATCATCTCTTAATTGGTCATTGGTAGTCATAGCAAAGAAATAATCTGCGGTCATTGGTAAACCAAAAGACTCTGATACATCAGTCATACCGACATCAGCATCAGTCATACCTTGCCTATTTGTCTGAGTGGCAGTAAGAACAGGAATATTAAATTCCATAGCCATTGCTCTTAATTCTTCAGCAATTGCTTTGATTTTTTCATAACTATTTGCATTCTTAGATACGCTTAGTGAATTACAAATATTAAGATAATCAACACAAATTAACTCAGGGACAAAATTCTTTTTCAAATCTAATTCTTTTAATAAACTTCTAAAGTGTGCTGCCGTTGGCATACCAGTTGGATATTCTTTTACAATTAACTTACCTTGTGTTTTAGTTCTAAGATTTTGAAACCTTTTTAAGAAGCTATCTTTACCAATAACATCAAGTTCTTCTTGTGTCATGTCAAGTAAATTTTGGTCAATACGTTGTGCAATTTTTTCTTCAGCCATTTCCATAGATATGTATAAGACATTTCTACCACGTTCTAATAAGCTAGATGATATTGAACACATAAATAAAGACTTACCTACACCGGTGCCTGCCATGATTACACCAAGTGTTTTTTCTGGTATACCACCACGTAAAATATAATCTATATGTTCTAAACCTGTTTCAATTTTGTTTTCTTTCTTGTTATAGTAATCCCACCTTTCATCAGCTTCATCAGTATAATCATGACCAACTGATTTATCAAATGATGTTGCAATTGCTTCATGTAATAATTCAGGTAATGCAGTCATAGGTGTTTTCTTATCATCACCACCAATAACATTTACAGCCTGATATACAGCATTTACAATAGCTCTTTCTTGACACCAAGATTCTGTTTTATTTACTAACCATTCTGTCTTTTTAATTGGTTCTACTTCTTTTGTAAGAAACTCTTGTATTGAATTGTAAATAGGTTCAGTCAAATCAGTTCTTGATTCAACTTCAATTTGTAATGCAGTAGAATTAGGTAATGAGTTATTCTTGTTAAAGTATCTAACAATTTCTTCAAATATTACTTTCTCATGTTTTTCAGAAAAGTATTCATCTTTTACAAATGGTGCAACTTTACGACAGTAATCTTCATTTACCATCATATTGTATAGTATGCCTTTGCGCAGTTCTGATGAATCAATACTCATATATCAGTAATAATACTTGGTGCTTCGTTCTTTTTAACATTTAAAATATCAGCTATAATATCACTAGCCATTTTTTGAAACTTATCTTCTCTAGCATATTTTTCAGCGTCTTCAATAGTAAGAAACTCTACTTGAAAATTAAATTTATTACCATCAAGGTTCATATCTACTGGTCTCCATGTGACACCTTCGTACTTATGTCCTTTGCCAGTGACTTTTATCCATTCACCACCTTCTGGGTCGATGTATGGTTTAAAATTTTTAGGGTTTGTTTTTGACATTCCACGGCCTCTCATAGTTTATAGTTTTTGAAAATTCGTCTGTAAATATTCCGTCAACTCGTATTGTATAGGTCCATTTAGGACTTGGGTCAACACCGTGGTAATTAAGGTCATGAAAAACATAACAATTACTATCCACATAATGTTGTACATCATTTTCTTGGTCATAAATAAATCCTCTCTTCTCCATATTGGGACTAATCATTATTGAATTGTGGTCTTCTAACATTACAAATGGATTATTATCTCTATGTACTGTCACATGTTGGCAACTATCTACTCCAAATATATTAATTCTACCTATTTGTTTAAATGGTAATTTTTCTAATATCCAATCTATTAAAAATGGGAAAAACTTTTTTGCTTCTTCTCTGATATATTTTCCTGCAGTTGAGTCTTGTTCATTCCAAGGGGACCACATGATTGGGTATACGTCTCTCCAAGGATAGTAAGCTCCCTTCTTATACTTGAGATACTTCTCAAGAACTTTCTGTTTCTTATAATCATCATAAGGTAATGCTTTAACTCTTTGAATTTCTTCCTCATATAGTTTTGCTCTTGCATATTTTACATCTAAATAATCACTGTCAAAGAATTTTGTATGTGCATCTCCTCTAGAATAATCATCACCAACACTAAATATAAGGTCATCACTTCTAGCCATACCCCAGCAAACTTCATCATTAATTTTAACTGCATCATCTTTTGTTAATAAATCTAAATGATGAAATGGTTTTCCATTAATTTTAATTAAAGGTTGTATTCTCATTATTACCTTGAATGCTTACCATTCCCTTTATTATTTCCAGAGTCATATTCTCTTAATGCTTTAAAGTATTCTCTTCTTTTCACATTAAATTTGTACCAAAATATATTCATACCTCTAGGATTAGAGTGTTCACCTATCATTAGAATAATACATGCGAGTAAAGGTATGAATATAAATTCCATTACTCTTCTTCGACTTCTTCTACTTCCTCTACTACTGCTTTTGTACTAGTACCAATTGCATATCTATCTTTAATTGCATCAGCAAAACCAGCTTTAAACATAGGAATCCAAAATTCAGAATGTGATGTATCAGCTTTACGCTTTTTATCTGTAATTACTTCACCTGTTTTTGGATTAGTACCTTCAAACCAGCCCACAGAAGGTTTAGTTATCCAACCTAATTCTAATCCAATATCAAGTAGACCAGACCATTTGTTAATACCACCTTCCCATGTGACACTCAAAGGTAATCTTGTTTTTTCTCTTACAAACCTAGATTTTTCTACACCCATCATAAAGTGATAACCTGCGATTTCAGTACCTTCTTTTTCTTGCTGCCTACCCATAAATAATATTTGATTTGCAGAATAGTAAATACCAGTACCACCACCCATTACATCTTTAGGAAACATTCCAATCTCTTTATAAGTGTGATTAACTGCAACTAATGGTATATCTCTTGTTGTAAGGTATGGTGTGCATATTCTAAATAATGATTTGAGTGCTTTTGCTCTTGACATATCTGCTACAGATTTACCATCAAGGGCATCTTCTAATTCTTTTTTAGATGCTAAATTACCAACTGAATCTATAACAATTATTACTTTATCACCTTTTTCTATTTCTTCTAATTGTTTTGTAATATCAAACTTAAGTTGTTCTACATGTTCAATTGGTGTATGTATGCACCTTGCTGGGTCTACACCCATGCTTTCTAAGTATTCTGGTGTGATACCAAACTCTGTATCATATAATAAACAAACAGCCTCTGGATATTTCTTCATATAAGCATGAGCCATAAGTAATGCTAAGTTTGATTTGAAATGTTTTGATGGACC